AACCTGCCATTTCCCTCATTGTCGTTTAAAGAATTGAATGTATTAATCATGAGATTTGCTATTTTCCTCTTTATAACCAGTAGATCGCTGATAGCATAAGAGTCTGTTTCCATCTTAACTATAGTGAAAAGATTGGTATACTCAATTCTTTTCTTTAGATCCAGATATCTTTCTGTCAGGTCTTTGTTGGATTGTATTATAGATCTAAGGGCTTTCTTTTGTTTTTCTTCAGTCTCAAATAAAGGTTTTTCACTTGAAACCATAGATGAATAACGCTGAATATCAGCAGAATTATCTGATATCTTTTTTTCAATTATTCGCAGTTGTTTCATTCCTTCGATTAACATTAATTCAGTCATTTTGTACTCCTTCCATTTGATAGTTTTATGTTCTAAGTTTTATACCAGTTTAGTTTAAGTTTCAAACTTGTTTCTTTTTTGATATGTCTTTCCTCATTTAGAGAATCACAATATCCCGTAATGTTCGTTATCCAGTCAAGTTTTCCATTTCCATCACAGAAATAGCATTTAATTATATTTGTTCCTTGTGGTATTAACCGACTACTGTCAATTTTTGCTCCTCTACCATTACACTTTGAACAAAAGACCTCTTCATCTGGTAGAAGCCATATATAACAGTTATGCCAGATATTATAAGTATACATCTTCATTTTTATTTAACTCCGAAAGCTGACTTTAAATATCTAACAAATTCTGGACTCTCACACATACCTTTACCAGGTGAATTGGAAACTTTAGCTACTGGTTGATGATTACATGATACCATTTTAATTACAATGTTTAATGCAGGGATATCAAAATCATTGGTTAAATTAGTTCCAATACCAAATGAAACATTTATCTCATTATGAAGAGCTTCAAAAATTTCAATAGCTTTATTAAAGTTTAAACCATTACTGAAAACGATGGTTTTTGTTTTTGGATCAATGCCCATATCCTTATAAAAATTTATTATACGTTTTCCAAAGTTGATGGGTTTTGGTTCTGAATCTTCTCTAACTCCATCAAATAATTTATAAAATAAAGGATCGCTGAAATCTCTTAGAAAAACATCAGTATTTATAATATCTGATAATGCTATACCTAAATCTCCACGGTATACTTTGATCCAATTCTCGAATGCCATCTTTTGACTATCAATAACTCGATACTTTAACTGTTGGTGAGCTTGTAGCCATTCATGAGCCATAGTTCCTATTGGTGTTATATTGAATTCTTTAGCCAAGTGTAAATTGCTGGTCCCAATAAAATTTGATGGTAAAGCATTAATAAGTTTTTTGACAACTCTGAAGTGCCATCTAAAAGATTTTCTTCTTCTAGTTCCAAAATCTATGAAACGAAGAAATCCTTTGTATGATTTGATTAAAGCTATTTTTTCGTCTAATCGCTTTTCACCAATGTCCCAGTTATCTCCATTAGAACATAACTCTTTGCTTATTATTGATAAGATTGGAGTTTCCAATAAAATAGTATTAAACCATGGACCTTTAATTCCCAAGATCAATTCTTTATTAACTAGTTTTATATCTACATAATTTAGATCAAATCTAAAACTTCTCAATAGTTGTAAGTAATCTTCTTGAAAATATCTTCTTCCTTTCATATAATTATATTCACTAAGATCCAGTTTGAGTTTACTGAGTTTAGAAATGTTTTCTTTAATACTATGAATATGTGGAGCGAAATCAATATTTGGAGTTCGACAATGAAATTTATATTCTACCGGAACTGCTGCAAATCCCAATTTTAATAAAGCTTGTTGCATAGTGAATTTATATTGGTCGTTATCTAACATACTTACTGTCATTAGATCCTCCATCTGTTTATGATTAAAAAAATAAATAATATAATTTCTTTTCACTTATTAATATATATAGATCTTGTATTTTTAATTAGGAACAAAATACTTGAAATGAGACATCAAAATATATTTTTAAGAACATAAAATAAAGAAAGGAGATTACATGAAAAACGAAGAAAAAGATATAATTGAAAGGGGCTTGTCTAAATTAGTACCTCCAGTAAAAGATACTATAATCATTGCTCCACATCCAGATGATGAAATTATTGGATGTTATGATCAGTTAATGTCAGAAAATCCCACCATCGTTATTTATTCAGGAGACTTGGATGCAAATCGAAGAGAAGAAGCATTAGGACTAAAAGAACATGTTGATATTAAACTTCAGTTGTTTCTAATGAATGTTCCACAAGCATTACTCAATACACGAAATACTTATTATTTTCCAGATCCAATTTATGAACTTCATCCATTACATCGTCAATGGGGAACACTTGGAGAGCAATTAGCTCGGGTTGGATTTGATATAGTGTTCTATTCAACAAATATGAATTCCCCTTATATTCATGAAGCACAATATCCAGATAAAAAACGAGATCTGCTAGATAAGGTATATCCAAACCAAAAAGACTTGTGGAAATATGATCATAAATATTTTCTTTTTGAAGGGAAATGTAAATGGATCTTTTAAATATTTTAGGTGGAGTTTCATTTATTTTAACTCTTATCGCAATGTATTTAGTTGGAAAACCTAGTAAACGTTGTTTTGCAATTTTTTGTATCAGTCAGTTAATTCAGGTATTTATTTTCTATAAAACTGAGCAATGGTTTTTAATTCTTCAAATGATAGCTTTGATTATTTTCAATATAATTAATTATTATAGATGGAAAGAACAGGGGGTAGGATAATGGAAATTTTATCTATTAATGAAAATAAAGATGGAAGTGCCACAATGGATTGTGAGTTTCAAAATGATGAACTCGAGATTTTATTAAGTTATGCTGTTAATAATATACTCAAAGAACAAATTGAGTTAATTAAAAAGGAGGCAGACATAGATGAGTAAAGAATCTAATAAAGGATTTACTAGTAAGTATTATTTACATCTTGACCTTACACCAAAAGATTGGTGTACTTATGAGGGAGTATGCCGATTAAATCAATTAGTTTTTAAGGCAGATCATATATGTGATAATTGTCAATATAAAAAACGAGTAGATATCCCAACTATTTTAGAGAAATTAAATGGTAAGAAAAATAATATTAAAGCTTCAAAGGAAGTATAAAAATGTTGTGTGAGTATGGTTGCGAACAAGAAGCAAAATTTCCACCAGGGAAGGGTAGGAAAAAATGGTGTTGCAGTAAAAGTCCAAATTCTTGTCCAGAAATGAAAAGAAAAAATGCAGAGGGGAAAATTCCTTGGAATAAAGGAAGAATCGGAGTTTACTCTGAAAAAACACTTAAAGAAATGAGTAAAGTAAAAAGAAAATCATGGGAAAACCCAGATAGTGGACTTAATTCAGATTCACGTAATAAGAAACTAAGTGATAAAATGAAAGAACAGTGGGAAGACCTAAATAGTGTATTTAATTCAGATTTACGTAGAAAGAAAATAAGAATAGCAGCTATTAAAAGAATTGAAGATCGCTATGGACAAGCAGTTCCAAACTACAATCCTGATGCTTGTAAACTAATAGATGAATATGGTAAAGAAAATGGATATAATTTTCAACATGCAGAGAATGGTGGAGAACATCATATTAAAAAATTAGGATATTGGGTTGATGGATATGACAAAGAAAAAAATGTTGTTATAGAAGTTGATGAAAGTTTTCATTTTGATTATAATGGAGATTTAAAAGAAAAAGATATTATAAGACAAAAAGAGATAGAAAAATATTTAAATTGTGAATTTATTAGATTAAGAATTTAAGAAAGGAAATAAAATGAGAATAATTTATGTACCACAATATCCAACACTCATGCGTTATCAAGAATGGTTTTTCTGGAAACTACCTGAAGAATTTAGAAAAGCAGGTCATGAAGTAATTATATTGGGTGAGAATTATGCTAAAATGATGCAGTGTAGACGTGGTTCTCTTGATATGTTTTCTCCTATCAATATGGCAATTGAATTAGAAACCGAACAGATTAAAGAATATATGGTATTAGATTTAAAAGATGATGATGTTTTATTCTGGTCTGATTTAAGTTTTCCAGGTCTGTTTGGTTCTGTTTTATTTCATAAACGTCCATCTAAAATGTTTGCGTTTTGTCATGCAACAAGTATAAACAAGGGAGATTATTACAATAAATATAAACATGAAAAGTTTATGGTCGAAACAGCATTTGCGAAATCTTTTAATAAAGTATTTATTGGTAGTCAATATCATGCAAATAAACTTAAGTGGGATAATACCATTATTACCTATTTACCATTCCCACCTATTAATTCACAGATAAAAATAAAATCTTATGATATTATCTCAGCATCAAGACCAAATCCGCAAAAAGTTGATTTAGAGTTAGAAGGAATAGTTGAAGAAAAGTTTTGTAAAATTTATAGACCAATAGCAACTACATGGGAAGGTTATTTCACCAATTTAGCAAAATCAAAAATTCTATTAATAACTTCACATGAGGACACATTTGGGTATCAAATTATTGATGCAATATTAAATAGATGTATTCCTCTTGCAAGAAATGATTTAGCATATCCAGAACTTTTATCAAGAGAATATTTATATGAAGGTAAAAATGAATTACTATCAAAAATAGACCTTATCTTAAATAGTGATGAGGGGGAGATTCCTGTACCAGAAATTTTATGTCGAGATAAAATGAATAATTTTTATAACAAAATATTGAAGGAGATGGAGGTATGTTTTTGAATTTAAGCCCATATCAAGTTTTTAATAAATGGTTATTCGATGGAAACAGAAGTTCACCAATACCTGAACCAAAATTTACAACAGAAGGGAAAGTATCAGTTCCAGATATACTGAAATATAATTCCCCAATTACTCATACTTTTGCTTTGCGATTATTTATGAGAAATGGACCATTAAATTACTATCTCAATAAATATTTCAATGATATTAATGTACGATATCTTAGTAGAGAAGAATTGTTTTTATTTCTTAAAAAATGTGTAATAGATTTTAAAGTTACTAAAAGAGATACAGTATTTTATCCATATAAAGCGAAAAACAAACTATATGATATTTTAGAGAAAAAATTTCCAGAGTTAAAAGGATATGATATCTCATTATTTTGTGATATTATTGAAAAATCTTCAGAAAAAGAATCAATTTATAATGCTTTAAATTTAGAAATCCCAAAAAAGAAGAAAATGAAAATAGCTAATAAAAAGGAAAATAAAGGAAAAAAGAAAATACCTCTTAAAGAATTCATGAAAGAGCATTTCTCGATCATATAAGATAAAGAAATGCTCTTTCATATCTATATTACTCAACAGGAAGCTGGGCAGATTTATCAAAATGTTCTTTAATTTTACTTGCAAGACTTTTAGTTATAACCGGATTTAATGGAACTGATGTGAAGTTTCTTTTTGGAGGTTTTGGTTTTGATTCAATAAATCCTTTTTGATGGCAACGTTTGCATGGGGTGGTTGATTTAATTTCACTACTCAAAACAAATTTTTCTATTTTACCTTCACCAAGGCAATTATCACATTTTTCAGTTTTAATTTCAGTTTTAATTCCTTTTTCACAAAACTTGCATGTAACATCTATACCACCGCCTTCTTTCCATCGTTGTATATATCGACCGGTACCTTTACACTTTTGGCATTTGCCCTTTATTTCTGTTTTTATTTCTCCCTTACCACCACATATATGACAATTTACTTCTACAGTTTTCTTGATAAATTTGTATATTTCACCGGCGCCTTTACATACAATACACCAATTTTCAAAAGGAGCGACAATTTCAAAATATCGGTGTTCTTTTATTTGCCTGCTAACTGAATCTTGCAACAAAATATTTCTGGCCATTATGAGATCTGAAACTATACGATCATCAATTTTTTTATGATAAGCGTTTTTGAAAGCCGTCAAAATTTCGGTTGGTGTACATTCTTTGGTGATTTTTAATAAATCTGATGCTTGTTCATAACTGGTGATTTCTGTCATAGTGTTGCTCCTTTTCTATATAAGTGTGAGTAATAATATTAAAAAAAATAAATTAAATACTTCAATTCAGATATTAATATATATAGATGATAGTTTTTTAAATAAGAACAAAAAGATAAAAAGGAGACTTTATTTGATTTCAATACAAAATTCTTTTGCAAATTGCTCAGTATGTGATCTATTGGATGCACCATCATGTATTTTAGAGACCAATTGTGAGGATGATCTGAGCCAAGTTGAAATTGTCTTTATAGCTGAAAATCCAGGAAAAGAGGAAGTAAAAGGATTAAACCCAATACCTCTTATTGGAAAAGCTGGTAAAATGTTTAGAAAGTATTTTAATAAATTTGGATTAAATAGAATGAAATACTTGTTGACAAATGTAGTTTTATGCCAGACAATTAATAAAGATGGCACAACAGGGAATCCATCACAAGAAGTAATTGATTTATGTAAAATTAATTGTATGAATATTATAAAAACATGTAACCCAAAACTAGTAGTTTTGATGGGCGCAAGTCCATTGTCAGCTTTCAATTTGGGGAAAACAGGTATTACTTCAATTCATGATAAAGGAGAAATATTTGATTGGGAAGGATATAAAATTAGAGCTATTGTTCATCCATCATTTGTAAATCGCAATATTAAAACTTGGGAACCAAAATTTGAAAAAGTAATGGCAGATATTGCTCAAAGTATGGGCGGTAAAGAAATTAAAATGAGTTCTGCTGTTGACATAAAGAAAGGAGGTAAGGGAATATTTAGATATAATATTCCAGAAAAATTTTACACTGATGAATATAGACTCGTTGATATTCATTTCTTAAATAAAACCAATCAAGTATTATATATTTTTAGAGATAAAGAAAATAATAAAATATTTCATAAAGAAACTGATAAATATGTTTGTTACCAAATACCTCAAGGGGGAGCGGCAAAGAAACTGCTTCCTTATGAAGATTTAGATCAAGTTATAATTAATTACAAAAATAAATATGATTTAGATCCTGATATAACATATGAAGGGGATCTAAGAATTACATCTAAACACGCCATGGATTATTATCATTTTAATAAAGGTGAACCAAATAAGACTAGTTCAAATATTATGTTTTTTGATATTGAGATTGACACAGGAAAAGAACGTGTGTTTCCAAGACCAACGGAAGCTAAATTTCCAATTAATATGATAACTACAATTTTCAATAGTCACACAATTGCCTATGTAGTTGATAATTATACAGAAAAAATTGGAAAGAAAGAAGTAGATGAACTTAAAATATTCAAAAATGAAAAACAAATGATGCTTCAATTTGTTAAAGATTTCAAAAAGTCTGAGTGTGATTTTATTGCAGGATGGAATTGTATTAGTTTTGATCTTGAATATATTTACAATAGACTTCCTAAATTGGGCATTTCAATAAGTTCAATGAATAAATTTGATGAGTTTTACGTAGATGGTTCAAGATATATTTGTCATATTCCAGGTGTTGTTGCTATTGATCAAGACTTTTTATATAGAACATTTACATTTACAAAAATGGAAAATTATAAATTAGGATTTATTGCGCAACATGAATTAGGAGTAACAAAAATTCAACTTCCATTGCCTTTTAATAGAATGTATTGGGAAATGTTAAATTTAACAATTGACTATAATATTAGAGATACAGTACTTCTTGAAAAATTAGATGATAAACTTGATCATATAAATCTTTTAAATGAACTAAGAATTATTTGTAATACAACTTTTGATTCTGTATCTTCATTTAGTCAAATTGATTCTTTAATGGTTTCATTTTTAAGAAATAAAGGTTTAGCATCCAAAAATGGAAATCCTCATGTCAAAAAAGAAAAGTATCCTGGAGCATTTGTGTTCGAACCAATACCTGGAACTTATGATTGGATTACAGATTTCGATTTCGCTTCTCTATATCCAAGCATAATGATTACATATAATATTGGTATTAATAGTTATGTAATGAAAACAAAAGATCCACACCTTGGATATGATCTCGTATATTGTCCAGAAAAACTTCCAGACAAGTTTATAGTTGTTCTAGATCCATTATATGAAAATAAAGAAGTTGAGGTAACAAGAGATGCTTTTCTTAAGAAGATTAAAAAATCTAATTTAGTTTATACAATTAACGGGTGCTTCTTTCAACCACATAAAAAAGAATTCTCAGTATTTGGAGAAGTTGTTGATATGTTAATGACTTCAAGAAAAAAATATAAGAATAATATGTTTAATGCAATTGAATCAGGCGATAAAGATAAAGAATCATTTTATTATACTCGTCAATTAGTTTATAAGGTTTTAGCAAATACTTTATATGGAGTAGTTGCAAATAAAGCATTTAGATTCTTTGATCTTTCACTTGCGGCAGCAGTTACACTATCAGGACAACAAGCATTAAAAACATCAATAATTGAAGGTGATGCTTTTATGAGGCATCTAGATAAAAATACTGAATATGTTGCTCCATCTCCCTTGACTAAAAAAGAAATGTATAGCGATAAAATGCCAGATAGAAGTAATGAATATATTATAACGGGAGATACTGACTCAATTTTTTGTTGTTTTGAAGAATTTGGAGATGATTTGAAAGTTCAAGATATTCAAAAATGGTGTGTAAAAATTGAAGAATTTTTAAATAATAAGATAATGATAAATATGTTAGAAAAACAAAATATTGATTTTGATTTTAATAGAATGAAATTAAAAAATGAGTTAATTATTTCACGAGGATTGTTTCTTGCTAAAAAAAGATACGCTATTCGAGTTGTTAATAACGAAGGTAAAGATGTTGATAAAACTAATTATATGGGTGTTGAAATTAAAAGATCGGATTATCCAAGAAAATCAAAAGAGTTTTTGTCAGAGTTAGTAGAATTGATATTAAAGAGTAAGAAAATTTCATTACCGCGATTAATGGAGTTTATCAATCGTAAAGAGCAGGAATTTTTGAAATTAATTTTAAATGGGGATAAAAGTATATCAAGACCAGTTTCATATGGAAAACAATTAGATGAATATAAACTTATTCCGCAGGGGGTTAGAGCTATGGAAGCATGGAATAAAATAGTTTATAATGTTCATAGACCTGGAGCAAAATCATATATGTACTGGGTAAGCGGTATTGATATAGACAAAGCACCAGAAGATGTTAAAATAAAATATCATAGATTTGTTGAAGATGGAAATAAACTAGAAGTTATAGCTATACCTGATGATGAAGAAAACTTACCAAATTACTTTCTTATAAACAAAGAAGCAGCACTTAAATTCTCATTTAAAGATAGATATGAGTTGATGTTAAAACCTTTAATGATTGATATGAAAAAGAAAACAGTTCTAACTTTTTAGAACATATATACAATGAGAGGAGAATTAAATGAGTGATGAAAAAACAGTATCGTTAATTGAAAATTTTACAAGTTATCAAGGAGAGGGGCCAGATAGTGGCAGAGGAATGGTTATACTAAGATTTAAAACTTGTAATCTTAAGTGCCCTTGGTGTGATACTTATGTAAAAATGAGAATCTCGGCAGAATCCCCACATAAATTATCGGATATTCAAAAAACAATTGATGAAACCAGATCTGGTATTATGATTACTGGGGGTGAACCAACTGTACCAAAACATTTCGATGAAACACTAATGCTTTTAAATAATTTAAGATATACTATTGCTAATGTTGAAACTAATGGTTTTAATCTAGAGGGTTTGTTAAAAAATGCCACTCGTACAGCAAACATCCACTTTGTTTATTCACCAAAGATTTTTGACGCTAACGATTTAAAAAGAGCAATTGATAAAAGTAAAGATGTTTTAAAGTATGATAATGTCTATATAAAAATTGTATTTGAAGACAATACATTAATTAATACATATTGTGAGTGGTTATCTTCTTATATTGATAGAAGACGTAGTTACTATAATAAAATCTGGTTGATGCCAGAAGGAGCTACTCGAGAGGATTTAATAAAAAATTCTTCAATGGTATTTGATTCATGCGAAAAGTATGGATTTAATTTTTCATCAAGAGATCATATAATATTTAATTTCATATAGGTGAAAGGAGGTGAATGATATAAAAGTGTCTAGTTATCATAAAAATTATCATTCTGGAGAACATGCCGGAATTTGTGTAGTTCGTCGTAAAGGTGAACAACCTGAAGATCTACTCAAAAGATTTCGCAAAAAATATTCAAAAAGTGGAATTGCCAAGGAACTTCGTGATAGAATGTATCATGAAAAACCAAGCGATAAAAAGAAGAGAAAAAAACAACAATCTATACGACTATTAAAAAAGGAAAAAGAAAAACTTGAAAAAATGACAGCACGTGTTCAAAAAATGAGGAGAAAGAAAGAAAAAAAAAGAAAGGAGTAAGCTATGATTCAAGCAGTATCAGATAAAATAGTATTGGAAAGTATGAGGGTTACAAAGAGTAAACATGGTATTATAATTCCAGATACAGGGAGTGACACACAAGGTTATGGAAAAGTTCTTTCTGTTGGTGATGAAGTTCCTAAATGTTTTGAAATAGGACAAATTTTAATTTATCATCCACGAGCTGGTATGGATACTATTATGGATGAAAGCATGTTAAAAATTGTAAAACATGAAGAAGTATGGGGAATTTTAACCAGTGGAGATGTTGCATCATCTCTTGAACCAATAGTAATTGGTAAAAAAGCTGAAAAAATAGTAAGTGGTGCAAATAGGAAAGGGGGTGTTATAGTTGTACCTTAATAAACAATCTATTATAGCAAGAGATTTGGGAGATGCTTGGTTTCAAACTCTTTTTAGAATTTTAGATGAAGGAAGTAAATTTAAAATTGATAGAGGTTCATATGCAGGTCAATATAGACTTGAATTTGATTGGGTGGAAGTTCATATAAAGAGACCTGGAGACAGACCTTTATTACCTCAAATTGAAGCACATCATGGAATCCCAAATCCAGTTAAAGATGATTATTTAGATGATTATATTCCTTATCTTATGACTGGTGAATTAAAACCTGAAGAATCATACACTTATGGACAAAGACTTGTTAGATATCCTGTTCCATATAATGTTTTTCCAGAAAGCTATTCATCTGAATATAAAGAAATAGTTTTAGATGAGATTGATGAACTAAAAGAAAGAAAAATATTATTTTTTGATAAAGAATTTAAATGTTGGTGTCTAAATCAGATTGAACTTTTAATTTGGACATATAAAGAAAAGGGACCAAGAAATAATCAAATGGTTCTTCAAATTGCACATCCTAGTGATATGCTTTTAAAAGATCCACCATGTTTAAGATTAATTGATACAAGGATTCAAGGAAATAAATTACACTTCTATCCATACTTTAGAAGTTGGGATTTGTGGGGTGGATTTCCAGCAAATCTAGGTGGAATTCAACTCCTTAAAGAATATATTTCAAGTGAGGTTGGAGTTGAAGATGGTGAAATAATTGCTACAAGTAAAGGTTTACATATTTATGATTATACATTCGATCTTGCAAAATGTCTTAGGATGCAAGACGATATGAAATTAAAGGAAGGAAAATAATATGGTAGCTGCTGACTTGTTGGATGTTAAATTGTTGGATGGCGAAACCATATGTCCTAAATGTAAAGGTAATGGTACAGATCTAGAACACCCTCAATATACTTGTCCTAAATGTTCAGGTACTAGAAAAGTAGATTGGGTGTCTAAAGCTATGAACATTCCTAAGAAAAGAAATAGAAGTTCTCTTGATATGGTGAATGTAAGAAGGATGATAAATTATATAAAGACAATCTTTGAACAGTTTGTATTTGAACCAAATGACGAAATAACAAAAAACCAAACAACCAACTGTATCAATGATTATTTAAATGTGCTTAAAAACAAACGAGTACTTTATGATTATAAGGTTGTTTGTGATAAGTCTAACAATTATAATATTGACGTACATATAAAACCGTTAAGAACAATGGAAATAATTACAGCTAATTTTCAAATATCAAAATAAAAAGGAAGGTGAATAAAATGTCATGTGCAATTGGAATTATATCTAAAGACGGAATTTGGATTGGAACTGATAGTGCAGCAACTACAATTGATGGTGAAAAAAGACCGATAATAGCTGAAAAAATGTTTAGAAAAGAAAATTTTCTAATTGGTTATATTGGAAGCGTAAGAGGAGGACAGATTTTAAAATCAAAAGATTTTAAATGTCCACAAAATATTTTAAACCTTCCTGACGCCATTATGGAATGCTGCAGAGAAAAAGGATGTTTAGCTATAAATGCAGAAGATCAAACTAATGGTCATTTATGTAATTATTTAGTGGCTTGTAAAAATGGATTGTATGAAATTTTGGTTGATTTTCAAATAAATCAAATAGCTGAATATACTTCTATTGGTTCCGGATCATGTTATGCTTTTGGTTCTTTATTTACTACTAGTAAATCGAATTTAAATCCACAACAGAGAATAAAATTAGCTTTAAACACTGCTGCATATTTTGATATTGCAACAGCGCCACCTTTTGTAATTGAGAAATTATAAAATACACTTGGAACAAAAGAATAAATGAAAAGGAGAATATAGAATGCCTAGAAGTGGTTATGTGCTAGCAGGATTTGAAACATTAGCTAGTATTCTCGATGCGTTTATAAGCGGTAAAAAAAGTAACTATGATGATAATTTTACTAGAACCACTATCTCAAAATTTCTTTCTGATACATGTTCTGGTTTTTTACATTCTTATGGACAGAATTTTCCAAACAAAAAGAAATATAATAAATATAGTTTAAATGAAGCTAATATGTATCGTCAATGTAGAAATATGGGTTTGTTTGATGATTGTGATTTTATAGTTGATAGTGGAGGTTTTCAAATTTCAACTGGCAGAT